AGAAAAAGAAGTAAAAACACCAGTATCACTGAAGAGTTTATTAACTCCAAGCAAGACAGTATCAATCGACTTTCCAGGATTCGATGGATTTGTTGTAGATTTGACTTACCTTAGTCGAGAAGAGTTACTAAAACTCAGAAGTAGATGCTTAAAAAATACGTTTAATAAGAAAACTAGAGCATTTGAAGAAAAACTCGATGAAGAAACATTCTTACACGAATATTGCAAATCAATCATCAAAAATTGGAAAGGGCTAAAGTATTCTTACTTAGAAGAGCTTCTATTAGTAGATACAAGCGGAGTGGCCAAAGACGAAGAACTTGAGTATTCTCAAGAAAATGCGGAGACTCTAATGAGAAACGCAGCAGACTTCGACCAATGGGTTACCGATACTGTAGGAGATCTGGATAATTTTACTCAACGCAAGTAAGACAAATACTTGCGTTAATAAAAAGACACTTTAAGGACACAGGAATTGATTTAGAGAAGTATCTCGCAGTTTGTGAGCAACTAAATCAAGAGCCTGACCCTGAAAAAATGCCTCCAACTATGGATATATACCCTAGAGAGGTACAAGAAGCGTTTTTTATACATAACTTACTTTCAGACCGATGGGATGGAATGTCAGGTTTTTATATGGGTAAAGATTTATCTGCATTGGGCACAGTTTTAGATGTTCATGAGATAGAAGATAAAAAAACTTGTATCTATTTTTTAAAGCACATTGAGCATTATCATCAAGACATGATGAATGTAAAAGTAAAAGCTCGACAGGACGCTGAAAAGCGTAAAGCGAAAGTAAAGTAAATGGCAAAAAAGATTAAAGGCGCAACTATTACCATCGAAGTTACTGATGGGGAAAGTCTTAAAAGTATAGCGCGAAAAGCAAAAGCAGCACAGAAAGGATTAGACGGTACAGCTAAATCTACGGGAGATGTTCGTAGGAATATGCAGGCTATGTCTGGTCGTGTTGAATCTGGTTCAAAAGCCTTTGCTCGTATGCAACAAGGGACGGGCGGACTTGTCCAATCATATGCTGTTCTAGCATCCACCCTTTTTGCTCTTGGAGCTGCATTTAGAGTTATGCAAAATGCTGCAGACTTTAAAGCTTTACAACAATCACAAGAAGCATTTGCTAACCAAACTGGTGTAAACATGAATATGATTGCGGCACAGTTAAAAGTAGCAACTGGTGCTCAGATTGACTTACAAAAAGCAGGTGCATCTACAGCAATCATGATTGCAAAAGGTTTTACTACTGACCAAATTACTCAAGTAGCAGAAGCTTCTAAAAATGCCGCTATTGCACTTGGTAGAAACTTCGAAGACACATTCAATCGTATCGTTCAAGGTACAACAAAAGCAGAACCAGAACTATTAGACGAACTTGGTATTACACTAAGGCTGGAAACTGCTGCTCGTAAGTATGGTGCTCAAATAGGTAAAAATTATCAAGATTTAACTACTTATGAAAAATCACAAGCGGTTTTAAACGAAACATTAAGACAGGCTTCAGAAAACTTTGACGCAATTTCTGGTAAAGTTCCAATCAATCAATTAAATCAATTAGCAACTACTTTTACAGACTTAATGCAAACTATTCTTAAGTTTATAAGTCCGTTAGCTAATTTCTTTGCAAAACTACTAAATGAAAATATTGTAGCGGCTATAGCCGTTATTGGATTATTTGCAAAATCAATTGCTGCCCAAGTGTTCCCTTCTATTGACGGTATAGGTGGAGCTTTTACAGCAGCCGCAGTCAAGTCAGGTGAAGCAGTAGAACGTATGAAAGGCCAAGTAGACTCTTTAAAAGTAAAAACAGATATACTATCTAGTTCAGCTTCTGGGGCAGGTCTGGGAGCTGTAGGAAGAAATGACCTAAAAGGCCAAGCAAAAGGTATGCGTAGAAAAGTTGGTACAGGATCTCCTGTGTTAAAAAGAGCAATGCAAGGAACCATGACTGGTACAGATGAAGCGAACTTAAAGAAAGCTTTAAAGTCAGCAGAAATGCAGTATCAAAAACATGGGAAAATAACTACTGGTATATTTAAAGGAGCTAACATTAATAAAGTTAGAGATATGGAAATATCTTTTGCAAAAATGAAAGCAGGTAGTGCTACTACTTTTCAAAAACTAGGATTCCATATGCAAAGATATGTTGCAAAAGGTAAAATTATGACCATGACACTTACTGGACATTTCCAAACTATGTTTGCAATGATATCTAGAGCAGGTGCAGCTACTATGACTTTCTTAGGCAAAGTGATGGGTGCAGCTGGTGTGCTTGGTATAGTTATAATGGTAGTTAGTTCTATTGTACAAATTATAAAAAACTTTGACGGTGTTATTCTAGGATTTAGAAAAGCTATGGCAGGATTTAAAAAAATGGCTGCAAGTGTACTAGAGTTTTTTGGTTTTTCAGAAAAAGCGCATAAAATGAGGTTACAGGCTATAGATGATGAAGTATCAGCTCAGAGAAAATATGAAAAAGCAACAAAAGACAATAAAGCACTTGACGCCAGAAAGAAAGTTATGGACGATATGTACAAGGCTACTCAACAGTTTTACACTACTTTAGCAAACTTTGAACTTGATGATAAGTTTAAAGGTACAACAAGAGAGATTGAGATTTATGCAAAACAAATAGGAACTTCTGGTTTAGTGAGTCAGCTAAGATTACTACAAAAACAACAAGATGTAAACACTGTAGAATATGGCAACTTAGCAATGGGAGTCCAAGATAATATAAATAAATTAAATGAAATAAACCCACTATTTAGAGATTTAGGAATAACTCTGACAACAAATGCAGATCATGTAGACACACAAGTAGTAAAATTAAATAGATTAGGTATGGTGTCTGCAGAATTAAAAGAAATAACTGAAGGTTTAGTAGATTCAAGATCTTCTCTTATTAAACAAGTAGAAGGTTCTTTCTTTGAAAAAGAACTAAAGGCTTTAGATAAAGCAACCTCTCTAATGAGCCAATATAATACTAGCATGATGGAAAAAATCATATTAGATGAAAAAATGGCAGATTATGGCAAAACTATTACAGATACCGAAAGCAAAACCGTCGGTGAATTGCAAAAAGCCCTTCAACTTAGAAGAAACGAATTACAAGTAATTGCCGATATGCAGGTAATTACAAAAAGACTAGCAGATAGACAAAAAATAGAAAGCACCTTACTAGGTATCTTTAATACAAAAATAAATGAAAGATTTAAAACAGAAAATGAGCTAATAGTATTAGCCGCAAAAAGAGCTACACTAGATGAAGAACAAAGCTATATGCTAGATCGAATCAAAACGCAGTATGGAGAAAATAGTAGAGAAGTACAATTACTATCACAAGTGCAAGAAGACCAATTAGGCATAATGGATGCTCAAATACTAGCTTTACAAAGTCAGTTAAGTTTAGTTGGACAAATAGCAACAACATTTACAGAAACATTTGAAAAACTTGCACAAACAAACTTTACAGATATACTACTTGGAGATAAAGGTAGTGCTGAAGGATTTGCAGCAATAAAAGATGGTATTCAAAAACAACTAATGGGTATAGGAGTTGAAAGATTTATAGTAAATCCACTGGTTGGTGGATTCCAAAAAGGATTCGATGCTCTTAGAGGTAATATTGCAAATCAACTTGGTATAGTACCAGGACAGCAAAGTATTGACATGACCGAAGAAGAACAACTAGCAAACAAACAACAAGCATTATTTACATCACACATAGAGGGAATGGCAAGTGTAATGAGTCAGCATGTACAGAATATGGCTAAAGTAATATCTGGAGAAGACCCAGCTGCAGTAGTTGCTGAAAGTGTATCAGATAAAACTACTCAACAAGCAGGTATAGGTGTACTTGACCACTATATTAATCAATCAAAAGGATTTGCAAATCAATTAACAAATACTATCGGAATACTTCAAGGTCAAGGAGAATCTTTCTTCGGCTATGGACATGCAGATAACTCAGATAAAATTAAAGGACTAGAATCACAAAGAACGAAACACTTAGAAACCGTTGGTCAGCTAAGTATAAAAAGAGGCATAGTATCACAAGGGGGTTTACAAGGTACAGGCTTAGCTTCTTCAATACTTGGAGCTGCAAACAGTGGTAAAGGCTTAGCAGGAGTACTAGGAACTGATAATAATCCAATGGCTGTTAAAATAACTGACGACCCGAAGAACTTATTGACTGCATCAGGAAAAGGTGCGGATGGAAAAATATCAGATGCTATTGGTGGAGCATTGGGCGGAACAGAAGGCACCACAGGAGCAGCAGGTGGTCCATTATCAGGAATAATGGGTATGTTAGGAATGGGCGGCGGAGGCGGAGGCCTAGCAGGTGGAGGAATACTTTCCTCTATTATAGGTATGATACCTGGATTAAACATGATTGCACCATTCTTATCTATCTTCGGATTAGCAAAAGGTGGAATCATTGGACTAGCAAAAGGTGGTGTAATGCCAAGATATGCTGATGGTGGAATAGCAACTCAACCAACATATTTAGTTGGAGAAGGAAAACAAAATGAAGCCGTTGTACCACTACCAGATAATAGAAGTATACCAGTAGATTTAGGAAGAGGTGCAAACGCAACAAACAATACAAGTATAAATGTAAATATTGATGGCTCAGGAGCAAATGCAGATGTAACAGCAGACGGTGGTTCAGCACTAGCAGAAGCAATTAATGCTTCCGTAATGTCAACCATTATGAAAGAACAAGCTCCAGGCGGAATATTAAACCCAACAGGATAAGATTATGGCATTAGGATTTAACGTAGGTGGATCATTAGGAGTTGTAAGACCAGATAAAGGTTTTACACAATCAAACGAAACTGTAATATTTAAAGCAGAGTTCGGTGATGGATATGAGCAAAGAATTGCAAATGGTATAAATAATACTAAGCAATCTTTTGAACTTTCTTTTGTAAATAGACCTAAAGATGAGATTGATGATATTGTAGATTTCTTTGCAAGTAAAAAGGGAGCAACTGCTTTTGATTATACTTTTGCAAATACAAATGAAAGTGGAAACGAAGAAACAGTAAAAGTGGTTATAGAAAAATGGAATCAGACTTGGAAGTATGATGACTACTATGACTTAAAAGCAACAGCTAGACGAGTTTACGAAGCATAATGACAGAAAAGATTATAATAAAAGATTTACAAAAGCTAGATCCAGGCTCAGAACTGGTACAACTTTTTGAAATAGAGTATACTAAAAATGCTTACATATATGTAATGTCAGGTGTAGACTCTGATTTGACTAGTGTTCAGATGAGAGACTTTACTAATAATAGTACTATTAGAACTTACACTGCTATACCAATGAAAGCAGACGGTTTTGAAACTAAAAATGATGGTGCTCAGCCAAAGCCTACTGTCTCGATAGCAAATGCAACTACAGCATTTAGTGGTGGAATAGGAACTACAGAATATGATTCTTTAGTTGGACTAAAAGTAATTCGCAGACTTACTCTTAAGAAATATCTATATGGAGAAAGCGGGGATGCAAGTCCACCAGTAGAGTTTCCTAGACAAGTATGGTACATAGATAGAATTAAATCAAGAACTAAGATACAAGTAACTTTAGAACTTGCTTCTCCTTTTGATTTAAGTGGAATACAATTACCACGTCGTTCTCTTGTAGCAAATAGATGTCTCTTTATGTATCAGGGAGCAAGTGACCATTTAGAAGAGTACCAAAAAGCACAAAGTGGCTGTACTTGGAATGTAGATAATAAATATAAGCCTATTAAAAACGGTGGAACAGAATACACAGTATATACAAATGTAGATGATGAGTATATCATTCCAGCAAGTGTTGTTAGCAGTTTAACAGCAAGTAATACTCCAGCTAGTATTACAATAGATGCTTATTATAAAACAAATACAACTGCATTGAGATTTAATGCAAACGGAACAACAACAAGTGTTACTAATGCGTTGTATTGGCAGGCTACAGAAACTACTAGTAGCCCAGGTACAATAAGTTTATCAAATAGTAAGTTTAAGCCTGTGAGAACATATACAACATATTCACATGGCACAGAATATTTTACATATTCAGATGATAGATATAATGATTATGTAATATTCACAGATAATGTATCTTCTAGCCCTACATATAATAAAGTAATTATGTGGAAAGCTGTGAAACCAAGTGAAAGTACAAAACCAGATTTTGGTATTTACTGGTCAAGAGGAGATACTTGTAGTAAAAGTTTAGATGGATGTAAGATGAGATTTGGATTTATACCAAAAGATGCATCAAATACTAGTACAACTGGAAAATCCAGCACAGACACTACTGCTGAGTTGCCGTTTGGAGGCTTTCCAGCAGCTAAGGCGTTCTCATAATGATAGCTGATATATTTGCTCATGCAAAATCGGCTGCTCCAGGAGAATGTTGCGGACTTGTTATAGTAGATGATAATGAGGAAAAATATATTCCGAGTGAAAATCTCCACGAAGATATTTCACAGTTTAAAATTGACGCAAAACTGTTCATACATCATCAACTCAATTCGAATATAAAATATGTTGTCCATAGTCACTATGACTCGGAATGTCGTCCAAGTCAGTATGACATTGACAACTGTAATGCGGTAGGTATACCATATATGATTGTATCTTACCCACAACAAGAGGTATTTATTTTAGAACCACAATGAAAAGAAAGATAATATTATTAGGAAGAATGGGAGAACTCTTTGGAAAAGAGCATGAACTCGTATGTAAAAATGTTCATGAAGCTATGCACGCTATTGACCAAATGAAAGGTGGTCTTAGAAAATATTTATTAGACTGTACCGATAAAGGTATAGAGTTTCATGTTGCAAAAGGCTCAGAACTTCTTGATTATGATAATTTACACGGTGACCTAGGAGAGGATGATTTAATTGTTACTCCTTTACCTCAAGGAGCAGACTTTTTAAAAGCGTTACTAGGAGTAGCACTCATAATACTAGGAGTATTTACTTTTGGAGCAACAACAGCTGTTGGGGTAGCTCTTATAGTTGGGGGAGGATTGCTCGCACTAAAAGGAATAGTAGATATGTTAACTCCCGAAATGCCCGATGATGAATCGGATGAATCAAATCTATTTAAAGGCCCGATTAATAACGCCAAAGTAGGTATACCAGTGCCTCTAGCTTATGGTAAGTTAGAAGTAGGCGGTGCACCTATAAACTTTGGATTTACAGACACAAAAATTACTGGAAGTAATGGATTCACTTTCGGAAGGAAAGAGGGAACTTACTCAGGTAGCTATTCAGGAGGAACCGGTGGAGGTTCATCAGGTGGTGGCTCTGGTGGTGGAGGCCGTGGTGGCGGTACGGACGCTCTAATTACAGAGGAACAAAAATAATGGCAGGAAACTCCAGATATAATAAAT